TTCAAGCAAGTCGATTTTTTGAACTCCTCAAAATTAAAGGATATGGGGTTGGACGATCGATAGATTCAAGTTGGATTTTTAAATATGTGAAAACAATTTTTTCTTAAGTAGTTTTTTAGAAAATACTTAAAAAAATGACTTAAAAATATAACACTTATATATATTATAAATAAATGTCTTGTGAGCGCGAATTACTGAAATATAATAATATATGCAAACGATTCAAAATGGATCTAACTAAGCTTTCTGCAAGGTCAAAAAAGCTAGACGAATTAATCTGGGAGTGTGTTAAATATCATAATAGAGAATTGATCTTAAAAAGGGATATGGACGAGTTGCTATGCAAATTCATTGATGTTAAAGCTTGTGATAAAGAACTCAGAAAGGCATTAAGTGAACATATTACAGAACTACAATCAGATAAAGATGATAATGAGGTTAGCTTCATAAATGCAGTAAGTGCTGCTATTATACATTATAAGAAAGTAACTAAAACATATTTTTAAGACATGCTGGAGCACTTTTTAGTGCTTCAGCTTTTTTTACTTTTTATATTTTTTCTTTAAGTAGTTCTCGGAAAAAAATCATTTAAAAATTAGACACTATTATATAGTATAATAAAAACAATAAATGAATCTAAATACAAATCATAAATACTACAAAACAATTCACTTTAGGGGTTATTGGCTAATGCAATTTCACGGTGATGAAGATTTCCTAACTAGAAGATGGCAAGAATGCTTAAAACTATTTGAAGACGGAGAATTAGAAGGAGTATTCGATATTGGATGTGATTGGGAAAATAATCATATTACTTTTCAATGTAAGGTTGAAGGCACAACTGATTTCATGAGAAGCATTGGTAAAAATATTTTAGAAAAGATGGAATATAGAAGTTATATGTCATTCAGAACTCCTTGGGGAGAAATATTATATCGAGTAAAATCAGATTACTTCAAGAAGCTAGATGAATTAGCAGTACTTGAAACATGTGTAAGTAATTAAATTTTGCTGACGTGAGCGCGTCGGCAAAATCTCAGTGCAGCTAAATTTTATAAATTATTATATATTTATATAATATATAATAATGAACGATCCATATGAAACATTCTTAAAAGAAAACCTATTCCTCAGTATTTCTTGGAATTGTACTAAATGTAAAAAGGAATTACAGATAAGTCAATATATAATATCTGATACAGGTGAACTTAATGACATATGTAATACTTGTTCTGAAAATAGTTTTGAAGAACATAAATATTGTAAACAGTGCAAACAATATCTTCCTCTTAATCAATTCTACAAACGACTAAATGGATTACAGAATGCATGTAAAGCATGTTATAGACAATTATGTAAATATAGATATGAAAATAAGAAATATAAAGAATTGACACAAGTTAATAATATAGAAATATTATCTAAAACTAAATTAAGACATGGTTGTATATAAATCAACAGATGAGAGTGGTAAAACATATTATAGGTATGGTTTTAAAGGAAAGAAGTATTACTTTGCAACTGGAGATGAGAAGGCGGAAACTGAAGCGAAGAGGAGAGCTACTATACAAGAAACAACAGTTAAAAACAAAATAGCAGCTGGTAAAATTAATCTTACGACACAGCATCTTTTTTACGATAATTAAATATAGAAAATTAATATCTTTGATAATATTGGTAAGAGAGATCTACCCCGATTTCATGATGGCTTTGAAAATCGTATATATATAATGACTCTGTTTTTTACTGAGTCTTTATCTTTTCATTTCTTAAAACCAATGACGAATGAAACGCCATTAGCTATTTTCTTCGTTCTAAATCTTTTAAACACTTTAGGATCTATTTGTCTAAATCTCAAAGTATGTAATTTCTTGTCCACTTTTGTATATTTAAATTTGTTATTGCGCAACCATTTTTGAGCTTTAGCAACAGTAAACATTTTTTTATCAAATATTATTGATTGGACATTAGTATGTTTTTTACCAGGTACATCTTTTAATAATACTGCTCCCTCTCCAACTAAATAATTGGCCAAACCTATTGCTGATTTTCCTAAAACTTTATACAACATTGGTATTAGAAAAGCCATCTCTTTATTATATATATTATATATGATAAAAAATTTATAATTTAATGAAGTCGATGTCTCAATGTTTTACGATTCATTCTTGCTCCAGCTGAAACACCACGAGCATGAACTCCTTCTCCACCATCATCCCCTCCATAACCTTCTCCTTCACCTAGTCCAATGAAGGGAGCAGCTAGATTCACACCCTTGAGCGCAAGTTTAGCGTATGGTTTAACTTTCTTCCAAATATCAAGAAGCTTTGTTTTCCAACCACTTAAAAAGTTACCACCATTGATAACGCGGACGTCTTCGTAGGTCAACATATGGTGTCCTGTCTCAGCATGAGAGTTAAGAATATCGTTAGAAGTGAGCACCCCGATGAGTGAAGAGCACTGTCCATTGAATATAGAGAACAGTCCTTGCGACACGCAGACCACATAGAGCGTTGGTAATATAGCTGCCTTAGAGACGTTCTTGACGTTTACATTGATTTGGAGCATGAGCTGCGCTAGCTTACCTGGTGCGTCTAAGGACTCAAGACCGATATCAATCATATCCAAACACAATATAGAACCACACGCGGCATACTGTTTTGCGGCTGTTCCGAAGCCTGCAGTTGCTAAGGCTGGCGCATTCAATTGTTCACCGCTCCATTGCTGCCAGGAGAGATTGCAACCATTTTTCGCTGAAAGGTCGAACAATTGACGTTTGGACGCCGAAGCAAGTACTCCGGAACGATTTCCAAATTGAATTGAGATGTTCTCAATCGCTAAGAATGTATCTGTTAAGAAGGGCGTAGCATACAAGGAAGCATTTGTATTACGAGCAAAGATATACATGCGTGATGGTATAGAGTTGAGTTGGATGTTATTACTTGATATCTGAGATGACGCCCCGGCAGCAATAGATGGTACATCGGTGGGGAAGCGGTCGATATTAAAGTATGGATAGTTGAACACTTTTGAGAGGTTTGCACCTTTATCCGCGAGCTGCGGAGTGATGTATTGGAATAGCAGGTAGGGCTGGCTTTGAGCATATGAAAAAGCCGGGCTAAAATTGCTGAAACTCATTGTGCTTGTAATTGTTGTAGGTGCAAATGGTACTCCCACGGACACATTGTCGAGTGCCAACATACGATTTGCTGTATTCAAGAAGTTAAGAGTCATATCAAAGGTTCTCAAACCATAGAAGGCAGAATCATCATGACAGAATGCTCCCCAAAACAAAGGCGACAGGAAGATAGGCTCCGTGCTAATGAAGTCTATCGTAGAGGTGGCCAAGCCGGCAACGTTTGTTTGTGAGACAATAGTGAAGGGGAATGAAGCTGAAGCTAGATCGTCTAATCCATCACCATAAAGACTCATCGGAGAACGAGTTGCACCGAATAAGTCGTAGAATTCTTGAGATTGTGAACAAGAGTAAGTTGGGCATTTACTATAATCGATTGCTTTTAATTTGCGGTCTATATTAAAGTGTTCAACAGCACTCATAATATCACTTATATTAACACTAACACTTTGATTGTTGAGTGTGAGCTGCATGGTATCTAGTGATTTCATGACCGGGAAACTACGAATAGCTACTTGATTGGGATTAAATAAAAGAGCACCAGCGGGCATTCCTGTAGCTTGTACAGTTATACGAACGGGCATCTGAATATGCACCCTACGATCAACCCATACGTTTTGTGATGTTGGCGGACAACTAAAATTTATCGAACTATTCGAGATAGAAGTGGTTGTAAACGCTTTATAAAGGACGTCTGAGCCACCTTTGACCACCGGGTAGACCATCGGCATAGCAACAGTTCTAGGGTCCCAGACAGTCACGGGATTGAGTTTCTCACTTACGGTTAAAGACATAGATGATTATTATATTCTTATATTAGATTATAATTTTAGAGTAAATATTAATTGATACTATAGGGATTTTATTTTAGAGCTAAAGTCTGATTTCTATATAATCTTTTATTAAAGAATCCAATTTTCATTGTTATAGCATCATATGGAGAAATGTACAATGGATAGAAGTTGTTCAATCGATCGACCCACCAGAAGGCTATATCTATCTTTCTTAAGGGTGCATCTGATAATAAATCTATTAATCTATATATTTGTGGTGAATATAGGGCCACTGATCTTTGGGCACCTGGTGTGGTTAAATCTAAATTAAAATCAGTAATTATTCCTACGGAGTTCGCCGTTGCAATATTCACATTATTAGGACCCGGATAATACTCTTTTTGAAGAGGCATAGAAGCACTGGTCATGACTAATTTACGGACTGAATTAATATAATCTACTGTTGTAAATTCTTGAGAAAATAGATAAGCAGCACCAGCACCAGTATTAGTTCCATTTCCAATTGGAGCTGGAGCTATCAAGGAAGCATCATATGAAGAAGGTGGGACCCATATTTCTTCACGAGAATTATTTTCAACTGTATAGAAACTAAGTACAGGATATGAAGCACGATAGTTGAAGAACACTGTCCAATGGAATCCAGCAGCTGCAGCCGCATTTACAAAAGCAACAGGCATAACTAATTGATATAATCCATTATTTTGATTATAAAAAAAATATGGACATGCTCCACCCGGAGAACCAGCATTTAACCAACTTTGGCGAAGAGCATAATTAAACATATCGGATAAATGCTCATAGTTATAAACATAGTAATATAGTGCATTAGAAGGCTGTCCAGTGATGTCTTCGATCTCAGTCCAGTAGGTTACATTAACTGGATAGTTGAGGGCTGCAGGATTAGCAACACCATTAGGAGGTAATGTAGGAGGCGAATTAGCATTTTGCTGTTGACATACACCCACGATAAATGATGATTGATTCGGGTCTGGTTGGTCAGGTACTATCGGCATAATGAACAATGGCAATTCTCCTAAAGGTATCTGAAATGCTGCTATGGCCATATAATAGTCACTAGGACGATCAAGGAGATTCTGATCATAAGTGACATTGTAAATGGCTTGAGTTGGTTGAGCAACACTTGGATTGGTGTTTACTACACTAACGTTCAAATAAATGTTGTCTGACGAATCTTTATTTAATTGCATTTATATATATTAAATAAAGATAATAAATTTAATACTTTAAATCAGGGCTTGTAAGCATAGTTACGAGATCATCGGCATTTTTTCCAAGAAATAATTTAGCAAAGCTATCCAGATCCAGATCTCTAAACATAATACGTAATGCAGACCACCTCCCACACGTCTTAATACCATCTCCGTGCTTCTGAAACTTATATTGATTATAAATTAAGTTCTTATATTTCGAATTAAGAAATAGAGCTGTGAGGTAGGGGTAATTTTGATTCGATATATCTTTAAATTTGGAAGGGACCCACGATAATTCATCATCGATGAATGCAGAGTAGGGGTCATATACTTCGGCAGTATTCTTATCTTGCTTGAAGACAGCAATCCAATGCCCTGAACCAGGCTTCCACTCATAAAGAAGAAAAATAGCACCATATGGCGCTAATAATTCATCGAGAGTTTTATATTTCCACAAATCTGAATAAAGAACAACACGAGCTCTACCTTTCACAAGATTCATGACGTCATGATCACTCAAAGCTATATTTTTAAGCTTATTAAGCCTTTTTTTATTAATATTAAGATCACTCATCTTATTATTAGATTACATAAAAATTTATACCAATTCGATATTTTTTTTTGCCAAGCGTTTTTTAAGTGCTTCCTCTCTTCTCTTTGCATTTATTTCATCTTTTTTTGATTCATAACATTTTTTTTTAGCTGCAGCAACTTTCTCCTTATTATTTTCACGATATTCTTTTTGATATTTTAAAATTTCTTCTCTTTTTTCGGTATATCTTTTACTGGTTCGTTCTAGAGTTAATTCTTTGTTTTGTTCATACCATAATTTTTTTCGTTCAATATCTTTAATTTTATTTCTACCATTAGCATTTTTTTTATTAACACAATCTAATTGATCAATCCAAAATTGTTCTTTTTTGGTTAATTCTTCTTTTGATGTACATTTAACTAATTCTATTAATATTATTTTTGCATCAGAATATTCTAAAATATCAAATGATGTTAGATATTTACCTTTTTTTGTATTATTATAATTTAATAAATCTCTTCTATGTCCAGCCATTCTTTGTGATAATGGTTGACATGTACTACCCACATAACATTTATCAGTCTCGTTACTAATAATTTTATAAATTTTTCCATTTGCATATTTATTTTCTGTCATTCTGTGTTTTTATATGTTATAATATGTTTATTCTTTTAAGTAAATTTCTTTAAGTAGTTTTTTAACATTTTCCACAAACAAACCAAGCAAGATGAGCAGGTTTCAATATTTCCATTGTATGTGGATTTTTAGTTAAATCATTACATTTTTGACATTCTCTTTCATTATTCATATTACGATGATCTATATTATGTTCTTTATCTAAAAATTTATACCATTTATCATTATTATATACATTATGACATTGAGAACATTCCGTTAAATAATAACGATAAGTTTTTCCAAGTGGATCTTTTTGAAGTTTTTTTTGTGCATATTTTATACGACTTTTAGTTAATTTATGTTCTTTGTTCCATTTTTTCATATATTCTTTTATTCTAATTTCATCTTCTGATTTTTGTTTTTTCTCTAATTCAATGCAATCTTTTTCCCATTGTGCACATTGTCTTTCAATTTCAACTATATCTGGTTTTTCTGTTAGCATTGCATAGTGTCTATGAAAATGTGCTTTTTCATGTCCATTCATTTTATATAATTATATTATATATTATTTCATAAAAGATAGACGCCATGTTGATATATCACACACATCGGATAGTTCTTGCATATTGTGGTCCATCTTGAAGGAAGCTTTAAGATAGTATCAATCTGTTTTGAATCCAAACCAAAGTACATCTTTAATACATATCTAATCTGGTAAGCACTACCTGAAGAAGGGAATACAGTTAAAGTTTGCATTTCATTTAAAACTGTACGGCAGAATTTTCTATCGTTACTGTTGATAAGATGGGAAGTTAATATTATTGACAGATTTAATTTTCTGCCAACTTCCATAATCGAACAGATCAAAGCATCAACTGCCTCTTTTACCTTACGGTCCATAAGGGTGTTCGTATCATCAAAAAGCACTAGACTTCCCTCTTCTATCTCTGTCAGATCAATAGGATCTGTTACCAAACTATCATCTAATTTTATTTGATTGACTTTTAATTTCTTAAAAGCGGGGTCTTTAGTATATTCAGTTCTACTAAATAGATATATTGGTGCTTTTGGATGCAGTTTTTTAAAGGATTCCGCAAGAGTTACAGCATAAGTTGTTTTCCCAGATCCACTTGGACCAGCTATATATACAACTGATCTTTCATCAGGATTCATAATCGGAGACAAAGAGTCTTTTTTTAAGTCAATTTTTTTAGTACCAAGAAAATCATGATCATTAGTTTTATCATCTTTTGCAATATATATTATTTCTCCTTTACATTTACCATCTTTTATTACTGCAATTGGAATACCATCTTTAAAATTTAAGCTCATTATATCTATAGTAAATATAATAATAAACATTATTTTCTATGCAATAATCATGGATGGATAAATATAAAGAGACTAAGAAAAAATGGACTAAAGCTAAAAGAATTTGCAAATGGTGCTTACTTATTGTACAAAATGGTAGTAAATTGAGACATGAAAAATCAAAAAAACACATACAGCTAACAAAAGAATTAACAGAAAAAAACACTCCGATGCAAATGAGAATATTACGTCAGGATTTAAGAAAAATTTATAACATATAAATATATATGGAAAACAAAGTACAGGAATTTAATGTTAAAATGGACATCACTTTTGAAAAGGAACTAGCCTTCGCTCAAGAATTTTACACACAAGCTATCATTGGTTTAGATAAAGAAGACTATCCGCCTAAACCTTTAGATTGGTTAGAAGATTGGAAAAAATATGAAGAAGGATGGACTTTTTATAAAGTACAATTGATGGCTGAAGAAAATGAAGAAAATAAAGATCAATTAAAAGATTTTTTAAGATGTACTCTATGTGTTTATTGTGATTTTATGTGTCAATTAGGCCATTTAATGGAAAAAGAAAATTTGGAATTAATTGACGAAATAAGTAAAGACAAAGAAGAAGTAGCCGATTTAGAATATATGCAGTTTCCTTTAGATCAATCAATGTAAATTATAAATTTTATTAAAATATTATAATTTAAGTAGAAGAAGTCCAAATCAATACAATCGTATCTACAACATTTTGACCACCAACTGCACCAGCTGGAGGTAAAGTTTGTGTTTCAAAGAAGTAACTAGTTGCACCATTCCAGTTAGAAGATGTAGCCGATGTGCCTGCTGAACCGGCTGCCCAATTCATTGTATGATAAGTTGCTATATTGGCAGCTAAATAATTTGTAAAGGGATGTCCATTTGCTATATTTGCAAATACTATAGCTGGTGCAGTTCCAGTAGCAGACATTCGAATATCAATTTGTAGAAAACAATAATTTAAATGAAAAGTTCCCATGTTAAATGATTCAAATATAGTACTACATAAAACATCAGAAATTCCAGCTGATACACTTGTGAAAGCTGAAGGATTTAGTAAATAAGTAAATGATGTTCCAGTAAGACCCACATCCATAACAGTAGATCCACTTGCTCCTGTAGGACCTGTAGGACCAACAACAGTGAGTCCTATGGGTCCTGGAAGACCAGTAGCGCCAGTAGGTCCCACTGGACCAGGAGATGGTCCACTACTACCATTTATAGTGTTACAAAAGAGATTAAACGAATTCGGAACAAGGATATCCTGTAAACTCATTGATTATATAATAATTTTAGATATTAAATTATTATAACGCTTTAATTATTTACATGTAAGATAAAGATACTGAACAGATTTGGTTGGGAGGTCCTGAAGTGACATCTATAGATATTCTATCAAAAGCATTAAAAAGAACATTAGTTATAGCAGATCCTCCAGTAAAACTAGCAGAAACACCTACAACCATTCCAGTGGCAGACCCATTTTGATGCATAGTAAATGTTGTTGAAGAAGCAGCACCTGCAGGTAAACTAGCATATATTGCTGTAAAAGTACCTGCTCTAGGCATTACAATTACTCCAGAGGCTTCAGTAGCTCCGAATTGATTACCCCATCCTATAAATGTAGGAGTTGCAGTAACAGATGTTCCACTATTCCAATAAAGTGTTTGAATAGCAGGTCCAGTTGGTCCAGTGACTCCTACAGCACCAGTAGGTCCGGTAGATCCATTTGTTCCATTTGTTCCATTTGTTCCATTTGTACCTGTAGGTCCAGTAGCTCCATTTGTACCATTAGTTCCATTTGTTCCATTGGTTCCTGTAGGACCGGTAACTCCATTTATTCCAGTTGGTCCGGTAACTCCTTGTGAACCAGTAGCACCTTGCAAACCTGTTACTCCAGATATACCAGCAGCTCCAGTTGGTCCTGTAGGACCAACAACAGTGAGCCCGATAGGTCCTGGAATGCCAGTAGCACCAGTAGGACCAATTGGTCCTGGACTAGGGGCCCCAGTGCTACCATTAACTACTCCATTTATATACAACACAAAATTGTTCGGTACTTCTAATTGTGAAATCGACATTTATATATATTTCATTAGATATTATTTATGCTGGGGAAGGATAAGTTGTATATGTAATATCTGATGAAACAACCCATGTAATAAGAGCTGCAGAAGTATCACCTGCTGTTATTTGAACAGTACTGTTATTATTGATTACATTAACACCTAAATTGGGATTACCAGTATCATTTACATAAAAATTAGAAACAAAGGCTCCACCAGCAGTATTAGGTAAACCATTGGTGCCCACATTGAATCCAATATAAAAAATTCTTGAAGTATAAAGACCCGTCGACCAGTAGCCCGTAACTGTTGCAATAACTGTGTATCCAGCAAAATTTTGAGGGAATGGAGGTCCAAAAACAGCAATTGGAAAAGCTGAAGATGATGATTGAGTAGTAAATGATGAAAAAGTATTATATCTACCCGTTGTTAATTTTAAATAATATGCAGTAAGCGGAGGAGTTAAACCACCAGTTGGACCTTGTGGACCTACAGCACCAGGATTTCCATTTACACCACCCGTTGGACCTAATGGACCTGTTACTCCTGGAGGTCCAGAAGCAGCTTGAGATGGACCTGTAGGACCTGTTGGACCAGTAGGGCCTGTCATTCCAGGAACTCCAGTAGGCAGCCCATTCAGACTTTCAAAATAAATATTGAACGAATTTGGGGTTAGCAAATCAGCAATCGACATATTATATATTATATTAGAGAGATAATTTATAATATAATTAATTAATTTAAAAATAAGAGACAGTTTGTGTCCATGTGCTAGTCCATCCAATATTTCGAGTTCCATCGGATGCCAAAACAGCAATAAGATAACCAGAATAAAGCATTAAAATAACACCATTAGTTGGATTGGATCCTGCATTATAAAGTTGAGTTGCATCTAACATAGAAGCTGCACCAACACCATTTACATAATATTGTAAATACCAACTACGAGTTGTCCAATTTCCATCATCAAATTGTCCAGTTACATTTAATTTAACTGTATAACAAGCATTATAAGCAGGAGCAGGAAGAGTGCAAATAGGAATTCCATTTGGTTGAGGAGCAGTGTTTACTTGTACATAGGAATTATAGGAGCCTGTGATAGCATTATAATTACTTTGTGATAAATTTCCATTTGGTCCAGTGGCTCCTGTAGCACCTTGAGGACCAACAGCTCCAGCACCAGGACCAGTGTCACCGGTTGGTCCTGTAGGACCTGTAGGACCTGTAACACCTCCAGCTAAGCCCAATGCACCAGTAGGACCAGTTATTCCAGTAGGTCCAGAACCGGGATAGGTATAGCCATTTAACGTTTTCGCGTAGATGTTTAGATCATTCACTACGAGCAAATCAGCGATACTCATATTCGAATTATATAATATTGAATTAGATTATAATTCTATATTTATTATTTAATAAGGAGGTGAATATGTTATACTGTAAGTACAAGACCAAGCAATTGAATATGTAAAATCTGAGCAACCAAGTACAACATTATTTGCTAAAATAGCTAATGCTGGACCATTTGAAGGACCCCTGCCCATAGAAACTGGTAGACCAGATAATAAATTTGTAGCTGTACCGGAACCATTTACTAAATACGAAATATCATAAACAAATGTAGTAATATTTCCTGCAGTCCATAATCCAGAAACAGCTAATTCACATGTAACTGCACAATTATTCTTCGGATTTGGCAAAGTAACAATTACTGTTGGAGTGGCTGCTGGTGGAGTATCTATATCATTATATCCATAAAGTATTCCAGTTTGTGCATAAAGATTTGATTGTGTAAGAGCTCCTTGAGCACCAACAGCACCAGTTGCACCTGTAGGACCAGTTGCTCCAGAACCAGTTGCAGCGGGACCTGTAGCTCCTTTTGGACCAGGTGCACCAGGCAATCCATTTGTCGGGCCAGTAGGTCCAGTGACACCAGGAGGGCCCATGGGACCACCAAGAGGCGAAAAGGGACTACCATTGGCTAAGTTACAGTACAAGTTATATGAGTTCGGAACAAGTATTTCTGAGACTGACATTAATTATATATTATAAATAGATAATTAATTTATATTTAATTTATTCAATTACTGAAATTCCAACATTTGTAATTGTTGCAGTTCCTCCAGTTATAGCAGCTAAACCTACATCTATCCAATAAGCTGTTCCTAAAGTTAATCCTGTAATTACACCTGATACTGAAAATGGCACAGTTACTGTAGCAACACTATTTACATAAGTTTGTAATGGACCAATTGTTGTGCCCGTTAATGCAGCTGCATTTGCTGGAGCTGAGCCGGTTCCATAACGAATTTGTACTTTAGTACCATCACCAATTGTATTATTGGCTATAGTACCACAAATAGTTACAAATACTTTTCCATAAAGAACTGGAGTGATGGCTCCAGCTAAGCCCATCATTAAACCAGTAGTTGAAGTTGTTCCTGTAGGATTTAAATTTCCTGATTGATAAAATGCAGGAGCACCAATTATAGTTAATGTGGCACCACTTGTAAAACTTGTTGTTCCAATGATACTTGAAGGATCTGCAGTGACTGTTGCCGAAGCTCCACTAGCTGTTATTGCACCAACAACTGGGAAACCATATAAATCGCCTGTAATTGCCGATCCTGATGAATAAGTAAATGTAATATTTCCATCCGTTCCTCCACCAATTATTTCAACTGATGTAGGTATTCCCGATAATGAAGTAATTGTTATTGTATTAGAATTAACGAAACTTGTATCTGCAATTATAAGAGTTCCACCTGCATAATTTAAACCATTGAATACTAAACTATTTTGAATGTCAACTTGATTTACAGAACCATCAGCTGTAAATGTTGGTACTCCAGTATATCTAATATTGTAAAAATATAATTTACCAGAATTAGCACTTTGGGTTGTAAAATTAAAAGTACCTGTTCCACTTAAAGTCATTTGTTCAGCACCAGATCTATTATCATTTGAATTATTCCATGTGGCATCATTTAAATCTATAGTTCCAGAAAGATTAGTAGCAATGACATTATTTCCTACTAAATCAACATTAGCTTTTAATGAAAAACTATCAGTGAAAATACCAGGTCCAATATTTACACAATATCTTTTTGTTACAGCACTATCAGAAATTGTTGACATGGCATGAGTAATTGTTAAATATGG